GCATATGAGAAACAAGCAAAGGAAACAAAGGCATACGAAAACCGTATGATCATGAAGCGGGAAGCGATTGCCGACCGAGGCATCTGGACTGCTAAGAAGCGATATATACTACAGGTACACAATAACGAGGGTGTACAATATACTGAACCTAAGATGAAGGTCATGGGTATTGAGGCGATTAAATCCAGCACGCCCCAGATCTGCCGTGATAAGTTTCAGGAAATCTTTAAGGTGTTGTTGAATGGGTCTGAGTCTGAGACCCAGAAGTTTATCCGAGAGTTCAAGAAAGAGTTTTGTTCGACTCGTCCTGAGGAGGTTGCCTTTCCAAGAACTGCTAAAGAGATATCTAAGTTTCGTGATAAGAATACGATCTATGGTAAGGGCACTCCAATTCATGTGCGCGGGTCGCTTCTTTATAATCATTACATTAAGGAGAATAAATTACAAAACAAGTATGAATTAATTAAGAACGGTGAGAAGATCAAGTTTGTTTACCTCAGGACACCAAATTTTATCAAAGAAAATATCATCGCATTTCCGAACGAATTTCCAACTGAGTTGAAACTGCATAAATACGTGGACTATGAGAAAATGTTTGACAAAACATTCCTTGAACCGTTACGTCCTCTCCTCGACGCTATCGGGTGGCAGGACGAACCTAAAGCGTCCCTTGAAGATTTCTTTGGATAATCAATGACTTATCGCTTTACATTTGTGACAGAATATGGCATAATTGTTTCATGTATTCTCTAACGATATTCAAAAACACGTTTGATAATAAAACGCATCGCGGAATGGCATTTGAATCCTGGGAAGGGTTCGAATCGCTTTTGTGTAACTTATCTAAAAAGGAAGGTCAGAAAGGTGGAAACAATTCTTCTCCTCTTATTAGTCCTGCTTGTTATTTTTCCGGCACTACGCGTTCTAATAAAAATGTTGATTATTGGGGCGCTTGGGCTGCTATTGATGTTGATGATTATGGCGACGTTTGGCACGACATAACTGATCTTCAGGATATATGTGGCGAATATGAATTTGTTTGTTATTCTACAGCATCATCTACGCCGATACAACCTAAGTTTCGATTGGTTTTTCCCTTAACAAGAACAGTCCCAGCGAAAGAGATACCGCATTTTTGGTTTGGTATAACGAAAGAAACCAAAGAGATTGGAGATAAGCAAACAAAAGATCTATCAAGAATGTATTATGTTCCTGCGCAGTATCCAGATGCATTTAACTTTTACTTTCATAATGAAGGCAAGTTTATGGATCCCGCAGATATTATGAACAAGTGGGAATATACTGCACCAAGCAGCGGTAAAGGTTTCCTAGATAGATTACCCGAAGCAATTAGAGAAGAGGTTGTTAAGTATAGAAAAGAGCAAATGACTAATACATCAGTCAATTGGTCTTCTTATCGAGACTGCCCTTTCTTCCCAAAAAAACTAGGGCAAGAATATATTGCTTTGAGTGGAACAGGATGGTATCATAAGATGTATCAGATTATGGTTGCCATTGCGGGAAACGCAGTTAAGTCTGAGTATCCCATAACAGCAAAACAGATCGCTGAACTCTGTAAAGAATTCGATCGCGATACTGGTAACTGGTACGAGAATCGTCCCTTTGAACTTGAAGCGGATAGTGCACTAGAATATGTGTATAGAAACTAGAGGAAAAAATTATGAGTGAAGTAATTGATCTGAAAGCAGAGATGCTTGAAGAAGAGCAAGAAAAAAAATTACAACAGCAATCAAATGCTAAATTAAAAGTTTCTGTCCTTGGAGATAACTCCCTAGCAGTTGGAATAAAAACGTTGTTTTCTGGAAATAAAACTGAAGTTGTTTTGTTTGATGACATTGATGCGTCAGTTTCATGGGGACCAAACTTGACGTTCGTTTGTTATTCAACTGAACTTCTTTCAAACGACACAATTGACGATAGTGAAATTATAACTGCTATTCAAAAAACAATTAAGCAAACTGGTGGAGGCATTTGTTTAAAAACAGCTGTTTCTCCTGAAACCATTGGAAGAATTCAATCTTCTATTGATACTGAATCTTTCGAAAAAAGATTTGCTTATAATCCAGAAATCTATGACGCAGAAGATATAGAATCGATAATTAATCCATCATTAATTATTGTTGGTGGTTATCCTCCTTCTGCTAGTGCTTTGATTGATGTGTATAGAAATTATAGTAATCTAATAATTGATTCTTCTTCAATTGAGATGTGTAATCCATATGAAGCAGCGTTTGCTAAACTAGCGATTAGTGGTTTTCTTGCTGTTAAACAGACATTTTTTAATCAACTCTACGAAGCAGCAATTGAAATTGATAACCTAAATTTCAATGCGGTTAGAAGAATATTTTCTGCTCGAGATTTGGTAAAAGAAAAAACGACTACTATTCCAACATTTATTCGAGTTAAAGATCAAAACAACTTGAACATTAAAATGGCAAAAAGTCATAAGGGAGAGTACTTAAATCGTGACGTGAAAATTTTCTCAGCGATGAGCGATAAAATTCCACTAATTGATGAATGCGTTAATTACAAAAATCTTAAAGAGGATTAATCTATGTCTCTAATGAGCAAACTCAAAAAGAATAGCAAACTCAAACATACTGAGGTATTGTCTGATTCTGAGTTTTTTACCAGCAAAGAAATGGTTAAAACTGACGTTCCAATGTTGAACGTTGCTTTATCTGGTTCTTTTGACGGTGGTTTAGCACCAGGACTAACAGTTCTCGCTGGACCTTCTAAACATTTTAAAACGTCATTTGCTTTGAAGATTGCATCAGCATATCTGAAGGCAGACCCCGAAGCGGTAATGCTTTTTTATGATTCTGAATTTGGTTCACCCCAATCTTATTTTGACACGTTTGAAATTGATACCGCCAGAGTTCTACATGTTCCAATCACAAATGTTGAAGAACTCAAATTCGATTTAATTTCGCAATTAGATAATGTAGAGAAGGGTGAAAAAGTAATTGTTGTAATTGACTCTATTGGTAATCTAGCGTCTAAGAAAGAATTAGAGGATGCGCTCGACGAGAAATCAGTTGCTGACATGTCACGCGCCAAAGCATTAAAAGGTTTGTTCCGTATGACAACACCTTACCTAACAATGAAGAATGTTCCTCTCTTAGCAGTGAATCATACCTACAAAGAAATTGGTTTGTTCCCGAAAGATATCGTTGGCGGTGGTACTGGTATTTACTACAGCGCTGATAATATCTGGATCCTCGGTCGACGTCAAAATAAAACAGGAACTGAAGTTGTTGGTTATGATTTTATTATTAACGTTGACAAATCAAGGTTTGTTAAAGAAAAGAGTAAGATTCCGATTAGCGTAACGTGGGATGGTGGCATAGATCAGTTTAGTGGTTTATTGGATGTTGCTCTTGCTTCTGGTCATGTAATTAAACCATCTAACGGATGGTATCAGAAAGTAAATGAAGAAAAGAAATATCGTGCTTCTGAACTTGATGGAGACTTCTGGAAAGGTATCTTGTCCAGCGTAACGTTTAAAGAAGAAGTTGAGCGTTTGTATAAAATTGGTAAGAAACCAACGTTAGAACTTGACTTGGAAGAAGTTAATGATTAATGTTGACAAAGTATCAGAGGATATCGATTACGAATTAATTCCTGCGGTTGGGTCGAATAACGCCCAAGCGTGGGACATTCGTATATTAACAGGAGAGTTTACTGAAACAATTATTCGTTTCGGTAATGTTTCTTTTAATGGAAAAAACGATTGCCTTAATTTTAATTTTAAGGTAATATCAACTCCTGATCCTGATTTAAATGTTACTTATGTCCCGTTACAAGATCACGCTGCTCTTATCCTTGAAGATGTTATGGCAAAGAGCATTGGTAACGGATCGATTGTCTTAAAAGATATGGAACAAAATGATTGACCTTGAAAAAACTATACTTCGCAATCTTCTAACCAATGAAGAGTTTATGCGAAGAGTCTTACCTTTTATCAAAAAAGATTATTTCCAAGGAGTTTATAAAGAACTATTCACACAAGTCGTTAAGTATGTTTCAAGATATAATAAACTTCCAACTCAGGAAGCGTTCAAGATTAATGTAGATAGTCTTGACACATTAACTGAAGAAACTTACAAACACGCAATTGATATTTTACCAGACATCTTTACCTTTAAAGAAGAGGACGGTGACTGGTTACTTGACACTACAGAAAAGTGGTGTCAGGATCGTGCGCTTCATGGTGCAATTATGGAGTCTATCACGATCCTTGACGGCAAGCATAACAAACTTACTAAGAATTCCTTGCCGGACCTTCTTCAAAATGCACTAGCAGTTTGCTTTGACACAAACATTGGTCATGATTACCTTGAGAATGTGGAAGAGAGATATGACTTTTATCATGAACAGGAAGAACGTATTCCTTTTGACCTAGATTATTTCAACCGCATTACTAAAGGTGGGTTGCCGAACAAAACCCTTAACATTGCGCTCGCTGGAACTGGCGTTGGTAAGAGTTTGTTCATGTGTCACAGCGCTGCTAGTGCGCTCTCTCAAGGATACAATGTATTATATATTACACTTGAAATGTCAGAAGAACGTATCGCTGAACGTATCGACGCTAACTTAATGAACGTCGCAATCGATCAGTTAGAAAATATGTCTAAGAGCATGTTTACTGATCGAGTGAAGCGAATCGCTGATAAAACTAAAGGTAAGTTGATCATTAAAGAGTATCCGACTGGTCAAGCACACGCGAATCATTTCCGTGCGCTATTCAACGAGCTGAAACTGAAACGCTCGTTCAAACCAGAGATTGTGTTCATAGATTACCTAAATATATGTGCGTCCTCGCGTATGAAAGGTATGGGTGGCGCAATTAATTCCTACAGTTATATCAAGGCGATTGCTGAGGAAATACGTGGGTTGGCAGTAGAATTTGATGTTCCTATTATGTCTGCTACACAGACAACTCGTAGTGGGTTCTCTAGTTCTGATCCTGGACTTGAAGATACATCTGAGTCATTTGGTCTGCCAGCAACTGCAGATTTAATGTTTGCTTTGATCTCGAATGAGGAACTTTCCTCTTTGAACCAGATTATGGTTAAACAGTTGAAGAATCGTTATAATGACCCGAACGTGAATCTAAGATTCTGTATTGGGGTGGATCGTTCTAAGATGAGATTGTTTGATGTCGATCAAACTAAAGATAAATCGATTATTGAGCAAGAAGATAAACCTGTGTTTGATAATACAACTGCAGGTAAGAGACTTAGTAGCATTAAAGTTTCATAGGAGAAACGTATGGATCCATTATATCAAACGGTCTTAACACTTTTTTGTATGTTTGGTGCATATCTTTGGGGTAGGTCCCAAGGAGTTATGTCTGGTTGTACAATGACTTGGTTGGTTGTTATTGAGAGTTTTCGAGCGAAAGAATTGAATATTGATGAAGATACCCAAGAAATATTCTTTACGGATAATTGGGGCAGAGTCAAAAGTTCTCTAACATTTTGGAATGAAGATGGAAATCGAGATAAAGAACCAGAAGTTCTTGAGCAGACTTAATGGTCTGATTGAAGAGTTTAATAGTATTAGAGGCGATTCTATACTACCTTCTATAAAATCTGTTGATTCTAATTTTGAATCATATCTTTCAAGAGAAAGACTTAATGAGTTAATGTCCGCTCCTCATCGCGGGGATCCAGTGGACTATCATGCCACACCCGTTGGTGATCTTAGATTAAAATATTCTGAATGGATTAATTTTTATAATGAATGGCGATTTGAAGTTCCTTCAGAAATGGGTATGGCAACTTGTGCGTTGATCAATCATTATCCTGAACAAGGATTGACGGGTTGGCATACTAATTGGAATGCCAATGCATATCAAATCCTTTTCACTTGGTCAGAAACAGGCGATGGGTACTTTTGTTACTTAGATAAAGAAAAAGATGAAATAATTAAAATTCAGGACAAAC